TCGCCTGCGCTCGCCAACCCGCTGACGGCGCGGATGGGCAAGGGGATCAACACGACCTTGGACGAGGGGCAGACGGCGATTGTGGAAGAGTCTTCGTTGTTAGTGCCCCAGAAGAACACAACACGCAACAAACGCACACATGCTTGACACCGACCACGCAGACCACTTGACCTTCCTCAAGCATCTGGACGCCTCGCACGATGCCGTCTGGTGTGCGGCCCGCTGGCTGCAAAACAAGGGGCATCATGTTGTGGTCACGCCGACCAGCAAGAGCAAGACACACGGCGAATGGAAGCAGCACGCGGATTCCGGCGACCTCTATTTGCAGCAACGCATTGAAGTCAAGAAGCGCGGCATCGACTTCACCGGCGCCGCCGATTGGCCGCACGGCGACAAGTTCATCGTCTGCTCCCGCCACAGCTACGACCTCGCCCGCCCGAAGCCGTATGCCTGGATCATTCTGAACAAGGCCAAGACCCACGCCGCCATCGTCAAGGCCGAGAGCCGCGCCCGGTGGGTCACGGAAAAGCGCACCGACAGCCGGTATCAGAATTACACGCAGGAGTTTTACTTCTGCCCACTGGACTGCGTGACGTGGGTAAGCCTTGCAGACCAATGAACACTTTGCGCAAAGGAGAACAGGGGCCGCGATTACTGATCCGGGAGGGTCGGTGCGCCTCGCGCTGCGTCTGCCAATGCGCGGTGGCGGCACTGGGGAGTGCTGCCACCACCCTTTTACGATGAGCGCCAAACCCAAGTCCGCCGCCAGCCGCTTCACGCCGACCGCTCATCCGGTGATGAAACTCCCGCCCAAGGAGACCTTGCTCGCCATGGGACCAGAGAAGGGCTGGGAACTAATGATGAAGCGGGAGGAGCTGATCCTTAAAGAGAAGATCGACCCCTTCCGCTACGGCTACCGCCCGAAGAACTGGAAGAAGGCGAGCGAGCTTTTGGAGACCCACCGGGAATTGCTTGTCATGGGCGGCAACCGCTCGGGCAAGACGGAGTGGGCCGCGAGCGAAGTAGTCCGCCGGCTTTGGGAGAAGAAGCAGTCCATCGCCTGGTGCTTCCAAACGACCGCGCCCAACAGCGTTGAGATGCAGCAGCCCCGCCTCTTCAAGTATCTCCCCAGCGAATGGCGCACGGCGCGGAAGGGAACCGTGACAAATATAACCTTCTCGGTGAAAGGAGGCTTCACAGAAAGCAAGCTGGTCGCCCCCAATGGCAGTCAGTGTGTTTTCCGCAATTATTCTCAGGACATCTCCACCATTGAAGGCGGGGAAATTGACATCGCATGGTGCGATGAGTTGGTGCCCATCGACTTTCTGGAAACCCTGCGCTTCCGGCTGCTCGACCGCAACGGCGTCCTCATCGTCACCTTCACCCCCATCGAGGGCTACAGTCCCACGGTCAAAGACTACCTGACCGGCGCCCGCACGGTGGAAGCGGTTGACGCCGAGTTGCTGCCTAAGTTCAAGGATGACAAAGGCGAGAAAATCCTTACCGGCTATGACCAAGTGCCGGTTGTTCAGCTTGGCCGCAAGGACCGCCCGATCATTTACTTCCACACCAAGGACAACCCTTGGGCCGGTTGGGAGCGCATGCAGACCGAGCTACGCAACGAGACCAAGGAGAAGATCCTCTGCCGCGCGTATGGCGTCCCGACGCGGTCAATCAACAACCGCTTCCCCCTCTTCAACGACCGTGTCCACGTCATCAAGCACGATTGGATTCCGACCACCGGCACCCGCTACCAGTTTGTTGACCCATGCTCTGGTCGCAACTGGGCCATGCTCTGGGCGCTCTTTGACTCAGCCAACCGCTGCTTCATCTACCGCGAGTGGCCCTGCCCCGACGAATATGTCGAAGGCGTTGGCTATCCCGGCATGTGGGCCGAGCCGGATGGCAAGAAAGCCGATGGGCGCCAAGGCCCCGCGCAGAAGGACTTTGGCTTCGGCCTCTCCCGCTATGTTGAGGAGATCCGCAACGTGGAGGACGGCGAGAAGATATTTGAGCGGTGGATGGACAGCCGCTACGGCAACGCGCAGACCTTGGCCAAGGAACGCCCGACCACGCTGATCGAGGAGATGAGCGAGCTAGGTATGGATTTCACGGCCACCCCCGGCGATACGATTGATGAGGGCGTGCAGATGATTAACTCCTGGCTGCACTACGACCGCGACAAACCGATCAGCGCGCTCAACCAGCCCAAGCTCTACATCAGCGAGAAGTGCAAGAATGTCATCTACTGCTTGAAGGAATGGACGGGCCAAGACGGGGCCAAGGGTAGCTCAAAAGACTTCCCAGATTTGGTCAGATATTTGTGCCTTTCCGGCGTCAACAACGTCGAGGGCGACATCCTCATGGCGCGCGGAGGCGGGAGTTACTGATGATTAGCGAGGCCATATTTGAGGCGAACGTGGCGGAAGCAGCGCGGAAACCATTCACATTGGAGGACGGGATAACCCGATTTCGCGGCAGCACGGGCCTAATGGTAAAAAAGAAGAGAGCCTTTGAAATACTCAAGGCAAGGGCCAGCGGCATGATGGTTAGGCACATTGCAAAAGCATTTCGCGTAAGCCATCACACAATAAGCGCGCTTGCTAAAAACCGGCCAGAGCTTTGGGAAAAGGCAAAAGCAGAAGTCGCAGGATCAAGGGGAGCAAATTGTTTTGTTCAATCGGTTTTTCAAAAAGGAGAGAGCACGCTTTATCGCGTCTCAGCCCACGGCAGGAAACAATTTTGCGGCCCAATAACTGAAACCTTTTTGAAAGACATAATAACAAATCTGTGGCCCGTGGATTTGTCGGCCCAAGACTCGGGTTTATATTTTTTGTATTTAGACAATCAAGTTGTCTACATTGGACAATCAACGTGCGTTGCCAAAAGAACAGCGCAGCACCTTTCAGATAAAATCAATCCGAAAACATTTAACCGGGCGATGTATGTTCCCATGAGCAGAGACCTGCTGCTGACGGCCGAGCGCGCCGCTATTCGTATATTTTATCCCCAGCACAACATTTCACAAACCGGCGCTAGGCCGTCGAGGCTGTATTGACCTTATGAAAACAAACAAAGCATCCATGGCCTGCAACAAACCCAAACGCACGCCTAGCCACCCAACCAAGTCCCACGTTGTCAAAGCCTGCGGCGATGCCCTGCCGGTCGGCGGCAAACTGATCCGCTTCGGCCAGCAAGGCGTCAAGGGCTCGCCAGCCGGCAGCCCGCGCAACAAGTCATTCAAGGCGAGACATGCCAAGAACATTGCCAAGGGCAAGGGCAGCGCCGCGTATTGGGCCGATAAGGTTAAGTGGTGAGCGACAGGGATTATCGCAAGCCATGACCACCCTCAAGCGCACCCAGCCCCCACCGCCGGATGGCTGGAAGGTCACGGCTCGGGGCGCCCCGCTATGCCAAGTCTGCGAGCAACCGCTCACGATTAAATGGTTGCGCGACCCGCAACTCGGCCCCTGCTGCATGGACTGCGCGCCCCACGTCATAGACGCCGACAAACTTCTCTATTTCATGCGCTTCGCGCAATAATCACCAATCACTACGAAAGGCAACGAAACCCACTACCACGCTTGAACTATTGCGCATTTAGTATGCGCTCGGCGCGACTAAATTGATAATGACGAAAGAAAAACCACCCATTATTCCCCTCAAAACCACGGATAGAAAACACAACATATGTTCACAAGTATATTCAAAAAGCTCCTCACCAAATTTAAGGCCGTCCCTCTTGACCTCTACAAAGCCAACGAGGACTTCGACCCCAATGCCGCCCTCGCCTTCTCCCGCGAGCAGGCGCCCGCCGGCGTCCTCGCCATCATGCTTACCCTGCAAGACCGCATCGCTGACGCCGTTCTCTTGGTTAGCGCAATGGCCACAGCCAAGGAACCCGGCTTCCTAGCCCACGCTGCCGGCCAACTCAACGCCTTGCAAGAGTTGTGGGAAGACCTAGAAGCCAAGCGCGCCGAGGCAGCGAAGCTCTAGTTCCCGCTCGGGCATAAAAAGCCGCCGTTCGCTCGCTTTATACCTTGTCGGGTATAGGCGACATTACCGCCCGGTAACGTCTCACCAACTGCACACAAACTGTCATTTTTCGACAGTTCATGTCTAGTTAAACGATACTATCACTAAGACATCAACCCCATCTGTCCTATGGGACGCATCCTGTTTCACCCAACGCCCCCAGATCAACCCCCGGTCGATCTCCAGCCGCCGGATCAAACCTTGTAACCAAAAGACCGCACTTTTGGTGACACCAACAGCATAGCTTCTAAGCTATTCGCCATTCCCGAATAGCGAATAAATTCACATTGTAAAACATTTTGCTTGCTGTGTGTGCTGTTGTGTGCTATTAGTAAGCGGAAGTGAGGCTTCACGCCTCCGTTCACGGTCCTGCGCGCCGTTCCCCAATGCGCTGGCGCACCACTTGAGGGGTCTTTCCTTATGGCGACAGAAATGGCGACCGATACGGTCGCAGCGAAAGCAGACGATGTTGATGTAGTTTCAATGGCTTTGGCCGATCTGGGCATGACGCCCGCACCGGAAAAAGAGCCAGAGGACGAAACAGAGTCTGAGGAAACGATCTCTGACAATTCTGACGAAACAGAGGACTCCGAGGAGAAATCCGAAGATCCGAGCGAAGATCCCGTCACTGAACCCGAGGACAGCGAGGAAGACGAGCCGGCCGATACAGAAGCCGGCGCCGAGGCCCCGAAGGACAAGGTTCAGAAGCGGATCGACAAGTTGGTCGCCAAGCAGCGTGAGTCCGAAGAGCGGGCCACCGCCGTCTCGGCTGAACTGGAGCAACTAAAAGCCGCCAAGGCGGACTTAGAAGCCCAACTCAACCAGACCACCCGACCCATCCTCTCCCCGTCTGCCGACAATCCGTTGGCCGATGTTGATGGCGAGGAGGTCTTGGAGCAACGAGTGCAGAACGCCCAAGCGGTAAGACGCTGGGCCCTGCAAAACAGTGACGGCACCACGATTAAGAAACCGGATGGCTCGGAGCAGTTTATCAGCGGCGACGAGGTGAAAGATTACCTCATCAAAGCCGATGACATCCTCACCGTGCATGCGCCAGCGCGCAGGGCGTGGCTCTCGCAAAGAGCCCCGGCCGTCGAGGCGGCGAAGAACATCTTCCCCGACCTCTTCAAATCCGGCACGGATCTCAACAAAGCCTACCAGGCCACGGTCAAGTCGGCCCCGGAACTGTTGCGCATCCCGCAGCATGAATACTGGATCGGCCTCGCTCTCTACGGAGAGCAAGCCCTCATGGCCTCGCAAAAGGCCAAGGAAGCAAAGGCCGCCGCTGAAAAGAAGGTTTCGTCAAAGAAGTCAGAATCTAAAACCCCATCCGCTGTGAAGCCGGTCAGCACGTCAAAATCTGCCACCAAAGGCAGCACTGCTGCAAGAAACCGCATCCTGTCTGGAGATGTTTCAATGGAAGCCATTGAGGCATTCGTCTCCGAAGGTTTGCTCTAAACCCGCAATCACTACTTAGAAAATTCACACACTATGTCCCAAGGACTTGTTCACCCCGCAGTTGGTCTTCGTGAAGACCTGGCTGACGTTATCTCAGTTGTCGATGCCAAAAATACGCCCATTTCTTCTATGGCGAAGAAAGGGTCGGATTTGGCTAACGGCAGTGTATTCAGTTGGCAAGCAGACAGTTACAACGATCCGTCGTTCGCCGGCGTCCTCACCAACGCCGACGTTTCCACGTTCGACGATCCCGCCAAAAACCGCGCCCTCCTTTCCGGCCGCGCCCAGAAGTTCCGCCGTTCCATCAAGGTCGATGATTTTGCCCAGAACGTCGATAACATCGCCGGCGTTGGTAAAAAGAAAGAAATGGCCCGTGGCGTTTCCCGCTCGTTGGTTGAAATCGCGCGTGATTTGGAATCCGCCATCGCCTCCGACAACGACAGCCAAGAGCAGAGCGGCGCAACGCCGTTCAAAACTCGCGGCCTCGGCTCATGGATCAGCGCCAGTGCGCAATCTGATTTGCCCTGCCCAGAGAGCTTCCGCACCCCTGCGGCCAGCATCAACAACACCGCCATGGCCTCGCTCAACGAATCCAACGTGCAGAGCATGCTCCAGTCGATCTACACGGTCACTGGTCAAATCAACACGATGGTCTTGGTTTGCGGACCCGAACTGAAGCGCAAGTTCACCGAGTTCACCCGGTTCGCCACTGGCGCCGACAGCGCCCAAGAGCTGTCCATCCGCACGTTCACCCAGCCCACAGAGGCCCGGAAGATCACTGCGAAGGTGGACACCTTTGAAGGCGACTTCGGCACAATCAGCCTGTTGCCCTCGCTGTTCAACGCGAAGGACCAGAACGAAGCCACCCAGCTTCGCCGTGGCTACCTGCTTGATCCGAACATGATCGAACTGCGCTACGGCCGTCGCCCCCGCTTCCAAGAGTTGGAAGACCAGGGCGGTGGACCTCGCGGTCTCATCGACGCCATCTGCGCGCTCGTCTGCTGGAATCCGAAGTCCCTCGGTAAGTTCCACGCGACTTCCTAGTAACACCTAACAAGGAGAAATAATTACCATGCAAGTCTACGAACTCAGTGCAAATACCAAAGCCGCAACCGGCTACACTCACAAGGCCATCGTCACGCACGCTGACCTGACCGAGACCACCGCCAACACGGCACAGTCCATCACCCTCGTCGCGCTCGCCGCTGGCGATGTCGTTCACGCGGG